TAGTTCTGCTTTTTTGGCGAGCAGATGAACGTCAGACTGCGATACGGGGATTGCTAGGATCATTATGCCGGACTTAGTAGTCACGGCTGTAAGGTTGGCAAGCGAAACTTACGGAATTTCACAGAATAGGATGCTCTGTATATCCCGCATTCCTCAACGCCCTACGAGCAACGTCAAGCTGCGGCAGTTTAACCTTGCGCTCGAACCATTGAGGATTCAAGGCCACCGTGAAATCTACGACGGCTTTCTGGCAGACCTCATCATCCCATTGAGTAAGTTTGCGGACCTTTTTCCAAGCGAACTCGAAAGCGCCTTCGCAGATCATTACGTCGTTGTGCTGATAATACCAACCGTAGCGCCCACGTCCGCAGTTTGGGACTTCGTTCAGGATGTAGTTTTTCCATCCCATCAACTGAGATTCAACAACGAGGCTTTCACCACCATCGAATGATGGCAGTGTCATTGAGCCATCAAAAACATACTGAGCATTGTTGGCGCTTGGATAAACGCAGTCGCAGCACCACAGGCTCCCCTCTTGGATTCGGGGATGCTTCAATCCTTCAGCGATTGTCATACAGGCGCTCTGGTTCCCGATGAACAGCTTTGACCCAGCGATGGCCTTTGCGGCCTCAAGCATGTTCTCGGTGACAAGGTATTGAACGTTTCCAAAAGCGCGACAGAACGCAGCGTATTCATCTGGAAGGCCAAGGAAAACGAGCCTATCGCCGTAGAACTTCACGACTTGGCCCCACTGGAACGAATCATTGTTGTAGCGAGGGCTTCGATTGATAATCACCCTGTCAGCAAATTTCTTGTCAGGCTCAACGGTTAGCCAAGGCTTTGAAAAGTCTGGCATCTCTTTGATGAAACCAGTGCTTTTGGCATGAGATGCGTGAGCGCCAGCAAGGGTAAATGTCCTTTCGTGCCATCCGGGGCGGAAACCTTCGGACGCCCACTGGATTTCCTCACGCTTCCAGATGCGGACAGAGCCGATATAGGGTTGTGCCTCAAGTAGTGGCTTCAAGATGTGAATGCGATTCACAATCCCCTTCGTGGCACCATTGTCTCGAAGATAGTAGTCATACATTCCTCCACGATGATTGAGTGTCGCTAGGGAAAGAACTGCATCCCCAAGGTCTCCAACCGTGGAGACATTCGCCACGTCATCACCCTTCAAACTTGGCATTAAGTGGTCGATGAGTCCTTGTTTTTGGTCTTTGTGAAACAATACCGCATCGCTTCGGATCAAACTCAAATCACGCGGGAACTCATGCAGTGTAGCATCGCCTTTGCTGTCGTAGAAACCGTAGCTGTGCTGAATGAGGTCTGTTCGACCAATCAATTCGCCGTAGTTGCGGACCAACCACTCGTCAAAGCCGCCATCTTTGAAGCCTTCTGGCGCTTGCTCGTAAGAGTCTGGCCCCTGAACTCCAATGCCGGTAAAGTTATCGAACGGATGATTGAGAGTCTTAACGTAGAGATACGGCTTCCCAACCTTTTCGTATTCTTCGGTCAAAGTCTTGGCCCACCCAGCTTTGAGTGGAATGGAATCAGCCTCGATCCAAATGAACGGCTTGCCGCTCATCGCTTTGGCGCATTGACGAAAGGCCCAATTTGCCACCTCTGGATAACGCATGCCCGGAGGATCATCGAACTTCATCGTAATCACCTCCGTTCCATCCAGTTCCTTGATGTAGCGAATCAGCTTTTCAGCCTGACGCTTTTCGTGAGGTGCGATATTGAGAACAACGGGAAGGGTCATGGCTAGATTTTTTGGTAAATGATGCAGAGTTGCGCTAGTCCTCCGTGCATGGTGGAGTCAAAGTCTGGATCATTCCACTTTTCCCAGTGAAATCCATCAAGCTCCATGCGCAAATCTACAAGGTGCAGGCCCGCCTTCTTGCCGATTTCCACGATGCGTTTGTAGTCGTAGTGCTCATGGTTTAGCGGCCTCGGACAGCTAACAATGTCCCACGACGTTTTGTGGTCTGGGTTGAATCGAGCGGCGTGCTGACTGCCAAACTTAAAGTCGCGGAACTTCTCGTAGGCGGAGTAGAGAGGGACGAGAGTGTAGATGTATCCGCCTTCTTTCAAGACTCGGCTCCAGTTTTGGAGGGCGATTGCTGGGTCCATGACGTGCTCAAGACAATGGGCGCTCACAATGCAGTCGAACGTCTTGTCGTCGATAGATGCAAGATATTGAGCGTCACCATCAGGCAAGTCCCATCCTCGAACGGTTGATGGCGGGTCGAGTTTAATGGCGTCAGGGCCGCAACCGATGTCGAGCACGCTGCCCTTGATAAAGGAGTAATCGCCGTGACGAATGCGCAGCGGATGGGATTTGGACATTTCGTTCATACCCTTATTTCTCCGCCCAAGCCTCCAGTTTAGCAAGCGAGTCTTCGCCGAACATGTATTTGCCTTGGGTGAGTTTGGAAATGGCAGCTTGAGGCAGGCTAATCTCGTTAGCGAACTGGTAGTCCTTCATCTTACTCTCCTCAATGCACTGTCGAACCTCCTTGCCGATTTCAGCGAGGACTTGTTCCATTTTCTTGCTGTGCTCGCGAAACGCTTTCTTGGCTTTTTCCTTGAGGTCGCTCACTTCACGGTCGCGGGCCTTCATTTTGGCTTTCAGTTCTCGGATATGTGCTTTTAGGGCGCGGTTCATATAGGTGGAAATTTATGCCAGCGCCAAGGATACCACGCAGGCTGGCGGCTACGTTCAATGAGGGAAAATACATAACCCCTTGGTGCGACTCTCTTGGCTTATCGTTCGCTAGGTTTATCATCACGCACGAAGCGTCCATAGGACCATCGTCAAATTCATCAACAACCCCAACGCTTACGGGCCGCTTTACCGCGCTCGCCATCCCACGATGCAGAGCGCGAGCAGAAATTTTTGTGTCGAGGATTGTCTTTGTCCTTGGTTGGAGCTTTGAGATTACTGCCGGTAGCGGCGTTATATTTCGCGCGGCCCTTAGCGGTCAATCCCGCGCCCTGAGACACGGGAAGTTTCTCGCCTCGACCGACTGATAGTGATGGTGATTTCTTTGCCATGAGTAATTGTGCTTTCTATTCCCGTAAGCTTCAAGCGGAAAGGCGCTGTTTTAACTGGTATTGACGGGCCTCGCTCTGGTCCGCGAACCCTTGAAGCAGGTTCTGCGTGCCTTGCGAAGCCTTTTCAACCGCCTCGTCAATCATCCCGCACAGGTCTTTCTCGCCTTTGAGAATGGCGCGCAGGAAAGGCTCAGGCTTCGTCTCGTTCGGAAGTATGTCGCTCATCTGAGAGGCCGCGATGTTGATCTTCGAGAGATTCAACTTCTCGGTCCCAAGGCCAATCACACGCTCAACGGCGCTGTCGTAGGCCGCTTCGTAGGCCGGGTAAAGCTCGCCAAGGAACTCATGGTCCTCGAAGAAAGTTGGTCCTTTGATGACGTTGTGCGCCCGGTGAGCAAGGAATTGAAGGGCGCGAAGTTGGGTGATGAGGGAGTCCATGAGGTAAATTCGTCGAGGCTGCGGTTAATTCAAGGCTTCTTCTTCGGCTTAACCCCTCGCTTCACTCGCCCGCACTTCCCGCAGGACTTCTTTTCGCCACGGGTGAGATGCTGATAGTAGGCCTCGGTTTCGTTGCCACAGTCGCATCGGCACAGCCATTTGGAGTTGTGGTGTTCATTTCGTTCGAGGAAGTTAAGGACTTTCAGACAGCCGAATCGTCGGCCTTTGAGGTTTTTGGGAGGGTATGCCATTTAGGCGATACTTACGGTAATTTGAGGGGAAGGCAAGGGGTTTGCCAAACTGGCGCTACTCCGAACTCTGCGCGTCGGAGAGCTGGGTGTTCAACCCCGCATCCACCCTCGCCAAATAGCTTTCGTGCATCGGATACTTCCCCTGAAGAATGCGGTGGAGGAACTGAGGCTGGAAGCCAATGACGGAGGCCAGCTTCGTCTTGGACCAGCCCTGCTGCATCCGAAGCTGTTCCAGAGCGTTGATGCGCGTTTGGTTGGCCTTTTTGAGCAGGTCTGCGGCTTGGCGTTCAAGCTCGGAGGCGCAGACGAACTCGGCGTGGAGGAGCGGGTGATGGGTTTGGATGTTGGGGAGGGTCATATTGTGTTGCAATCAACGATAGTGTTGATTGGGAGGGTGGTCAAGTTTACTCATGCTCCGTTGCGCAGAATTTCAGATTTATGAAAGCCGGTTAGGTCTTCCTCCTTGAATTTCGACATCTGCTTTCTTTTAAATTCTCTAACTTGTTGAGACGCTTCAAATCCAATCTTGTCCGGCATATTTTCGGCGACAACCACCATAAATGCTCGGTTCGCTGATTGGAAAAAATTGCGCATCTGCGGAGTGACGATGGCATCAAAGGTTTCCGAATCTTGACCTGTAAGATATTCCGTAAGTTCCCATGCAGCATCGAGCATGAGGCTAACCGCATGAACGGATGCCAAGTTTCTAACGCGACCCCTCTTTTTACAAAGTCCTCTGGCATGAGCGTCACTAACGTTTTGAGCGATGGTGCCAATCTCAAGGTGGTCAGGATTGGTGCAGATTTTATTATCACACTTGTGCATCACCACCATCCCATGCGGGATCGCTCCTTTGTGAAGGACGTAGGATAGCCTGTGTGCCAAAAACCTTCTTTTTGATCGAATTACCAAGCCATACCCATTTTGGGTCGAGCCAGACCAACCCCAACAGGGAGTCAGGTCGGCGTAACACTGTTTGTTGGTGTCTGGACGGTTGCCCGAGCATTTATCAACGCTCAAGTAAAAGTCGTCCTCGGCCCATTGCGGTATTTCGCTTTTATCCATTGTGGTATTTACGGTTAAACTTGTGCTTCATTCCATTCATCCACACCCTCCATTCAGCCCTGTCCCTTTCCCACTCTTCCTCGGCTATCTGATTGATGATCCGACCACGCCTTGATTCATCCGTGATGCCATCTAGCAGGATTTTGGCCTTTTGTTTGGCTTGTGGCCTGAAATAATCATGGATCATTTGAAAATTGATGTGAAATGAGGTGATCGGTATCCCGCGATTGCGGCAGACCGCAGTTTTGAGGCCACTTCCTTGTGAGACTGAGCGGTCAAAGCTGCTTCTGTGTCTTGAAAGAGCGCCTTGACCATAGCCGCTGAAAAACGAACTCGGTCCTGCTTCCTTTTTGGCTCCGTCGCCTTGGCGTATCGGACATTGATGAAGTTGATGAGTCCTTCTTCAACATCTGGACCGAAATGAGCCGGGATCGGCAGGGTTATCGCGTCGTCGGCCTCGTTTTTGTAGGACTCTTGCCATGTAAGGCCGTTTTTCCTGTCGTCCCGATACCGCTTCATGTAATCCCGCATGTATTTGTTCTTTTGCTCAGGGGTGCGTATATCGCGATACTTGAAGTAGTTCAGCAGCTTGAACCCTCCACTGACCCTTTCCATTCTTCGGCCATCGTAATCGGGTGTTCTGGATTTCGGGTCTGGAGATGTAAAGGCGCGAATCGCATCTTCAGCCTCCTCCTTGGTGATGTTTGCAACCCTGTATAGGGACGCTTCGGTTACTGGGCTAACCCCATTGGTTCCGCAAGTGACCATGAGCGCCATCCAAGCGATCCGGTGGTGGTATGGCCCCTCCCAAACAGAGGAGGTTACTAGTTCGCAGTGGGCCTTTATAAAGGACATCCCATCTACTAGCGTTAATCATGTTAATCGTCAACTATAATTAACTCCTAAATGAAGGAACCCCTAGCTTTGAAAACTAGGGGTCCACATCTTATCTATTATGTTAGATTAACGCTCGTAAATCGCTCATTATCAGCGTTTTAAGGGCTGTTTTCTGACGACTTGGTTTTTACATCGTGAAAATCCCTCTTCCTCTTCTCCTCCCGAAGCAGCTCAATAGCCCTTTCCAGACCATCGCCATTCTCCTTGGATAGCTGCCAGATGGCCCTTTTGAGGTAGATGGCCTTGTCCAGCGTCTCCTCGTAGGCATGCTGAAGCCACTCCCGCAGCTCAAGAGGGTTCTCTGCCACGGTAGTCCCGTATTTGGCGACACCTTTCCTCTGGCGCTCACTGATGTCTCGGCAGACTTCGGCCTCGACGCCGGATGGTTCGGATTCAACAGGCTTAGGGACGATTGCTGGCATTTGGTCGTCAGGCTTGGTTTCCGGGATGGCGTAGTGGGCCGTTAATTGCCCCGGTGCATATAGCGACATGCACACACGACCAGAAGGAACCCATTCCGGCTGATCCTCAAGGGATTGTGAGGACGACCAAATGAGTGCCCCTTCCGGCACGCGGTCCTTAATATCCTCTCCTTTGACGAGCTTGTATCCTGCGGGTGGTGTGGGTGTAGTCATGATGTTCATTTCTTGAGCTGTTGGAGGAGGTCGTAGCAGGCGGCTTCGTAAGAGTCTCCAATTCCGTCGATGTAATGTGGAGAAGGCCTGCGAACGAGCCAATAAGGCTGCTTTACGTCTGGCCCCCAAGTGATGACCGAGTAGCCGGGGTTATCCTGAAGCCACTGAAGAAGGGATGCGTGGGCTGAGTTCATTTGAGGAAGGGTTGGAGTTTGGCGAGGGCGGCGCGTGCTATTTCCTTCATTGTGAGGTCAAAAATGTCGTCCAAGTATATGCTTTGAAAGGACTTTTGCGCCTCTCGAATCGCCTCGCGCATACCCTCAATCTTCGCAGCGTAGTCATTGCACTGCCCACACGACACCGTGCGGCCTGAGAGGGCGGCGCGGAGTTCTGCAATCTCCTTTGCGGGGTCCGTCATACCAGTGCAGGCGTTGACGCAGGCGACAATGCGCTCTGCTTTAGCCCATGCAACAGAACTATCCTCATTAACAAGCTCATGGATGTCGGCAAAGTAGTCTCCTTTGCCATCAAACAGGCTTGTGGAAAGATGGCCTTCTTGAATAGTCCACAGCTCGCCGTAGTCGGGTGTTGGGGTGTTCATATTTGTGTGTGTCATATCGAGGTGGTAACTCTACTCCTCAATTAGATAAGTTTCAAGTAGAAGGTGGAGCTTTCTTCCGGCCTCTTTTCAAGCACCCGCAGGACTGGACCTTGCCTTGAACGAGGTTTTGGTAGTAGGCCTCGGTAGTGCCACCGCAGTCACAGACGCAGAACCAGCGCGAGTTGTTGTGCTGATTGCGCTCGATGAACTCGGTGACGAGGAGCTTGCCGTAGCGGTTTCCGATGAGGGATTTGGAGGAGCGGCCCATGAGGTTACATCTGTGCGAGTTTCCGTGCCTGTTCCACCCGTTCTACGGTGACGTGGCCTGCGACGATGAGGAGGTCGAGGATGCGGTCGGAGATGGGGGAATCGTGGGGTTTAGTGGATTGTTCGGGAGTAGCATAGCGCCAGCCGATGATGGACATGTCTTTAATCAGTTTACGCCAAGACCATGACATTGCTGGTTTTGGCGTGACCGAATATGTTTTTTCCTCAAAATACACACAAATTTCCTCGGTTGCGTCGCAGGGCATTGGATCACCCGGAGTATGCCGGAACCATGTGTGGCCGTGGGCCTCGAAGGTGGAGGGATGTTTAGGTGCCGGGTTGTGTAGGCGGTAGAAGAGGCTGTCAGCTTCGTTTGGTGGATTGCTGCTCCAGTCTGTTTTCAAAGCGCCACGCACGATGTTGCCATTCCGCCACACCACGTCTGTTTTCACGTCCTTTCCAACCGGCGCAGGATCACCGGGCTTGTGTGCGTGCCACGGCTGTCCGTTGTCCGGGAGGTCGGGGGTGATGTAGGTGTAGTCGGAAATCCTGCATTCCGGCGTCATCAAGGGCGGGTCAAATCCGCCATCGTCCTCTCCTTCCCACAGGCGAGTAGGCACATTACTTTGCAGTTCATGCTCATACACCAGCCTCCATCCTGCGGGGATTTTGTCGAGGGGCACGTTTTCGGGGTTGGCTGGGGTGGGTTTCATATCATTCATCGGGGAGGGGTATCTCCAATACCTGCCATCAGGGGTGCGGGATGGCAAGTGGAAAGGGATAAGTTATTTATGGAACAAGAATGCCCATTGCTGTTTCGATGCGTTTCTGCGCGATCTTGAAGTAGCCCTCATCCTGCTCGATGCCGATGAAGCGACGGCCCGTGTTCATGCAGGCAACGCCGGTTGTTCCGCTGCCCATCGTGAAGTCGAGGACCGTCTCGCCTTCGTTGGTGTAGGTGCGGATGAGGTATTCCATGAGGGCGACGGGCTTTTGGGTGGGGTGGAGATTGTTTGTTGGAGAAACAACCGTAAAAGGTAAGATTGTTTTCGGATATTTGTCCTCCGTTATCGCCTCGATGACAGAGTTTTGTTCTCCATAGCAATCTGAATGCACAGCCATTCTTGGCTTGGCGCTTACGTGGTTAGGCAACCCCTTTCTCATCTGTGGGTTGTATGTTACTGGCAATCGGGCAAAGACAGCAATGCCCTCATGCTCAAGCATTGGTTTCTTTTTCGCATTTAGGTGCCCGCTTGGGCGAGACTTTTGCCACACCCAATCATGTTTAAATCGCTCAATTTGACCTGCTATCAATACAGACATAAACGGCTGGCTGGCAGTGAACACCGCCGCTCCATTGGGCTTTAGGACGCGCCAGACCTGCTTCCACATAGGCTCAAACGGGATCACCGCATCCCATTTGCAGGCCGTTGTGCCGTAGGGAGGGTCGGCTAGGATGAGGTCAACGCTGCCATCTGGAATGAGGTCCATGCGTTCGAGGCAGTCGCCGAGGAGGAGTGAGGTTTTGCAGGAGGAGGGGACTAGGGTTGGTATCATATTTTAACAGGTCTGTTGAGAAAACGCATAGGGTATCCGATAGGATATATCTGGTTTGTTGTATATACCCTATCTGGATAGGGTATAACTTTCAGCTTTGGCTGAAAGCAGGAGGAGTGCCCAGTGCTCGTTCTTTGAAGGGTCTGCCACGCTTTAGACATCCGCACGACTTCACGTTGTTGCTGACTAGGTTCTGGTAGAGGACTTCCTTTGAGCCTCCACAATCGCATTGGCATAGCCAACGAGAGTTGCGGAAACCATTCCTGCTCACGATTTCCTTTGGCGTCAAAAGGCCGAACTTGCGACCTACGAGAGATATTGCGTTGCGACCCATAAAAGTGTTTGCTTATTGATTAATCTATTCCATAAGCTATCCTTCATGAGAAGCCCTAGCAAGAGAAAAAGGAAGAAGGTCTGTCTGTATCACAAAACCCCCTTCCGAGAGTGCCCGAGTAATTGCGGATTCGCAGCGCCTTGGAGGATGGATATACTCTCCGTGATGAGGCGGCGTAAAAAGCTGTCAGAGGCTCGTTTAAGGCGTCGTGAGAAGGCTGCGCTGTCTGAGGCCAATAGGATTGCTAAAGCCGCCAAGGCTGCCGAAACACCCCTTAAACGACCAGAAAAGCTGATTAACAAGATTCTCAGGCACTCACACTCCTGTCCAACCTGCTCCAGCCGGTTCATTAGCCGTTATGCCATATATTGCTCCAAGGAGTGTAGGCCAAAAAGTAAAGGTAGGACGCCCGGACCAAAGGTAATCAGGGAGTGTCAGCAGTGCTCCAAGCCGTTTGAGTTAAATCGACCATCGGATAAGCGTAGATTCTGTTCAAATCAGTGTTTCGGAAAGAGTAGGGCGACGGAGAAAGTTGCTGTAGTCAGGCCTGATTCCAAGTGCGTCACCTGTGGATGTGTCATAGCGTGGCCTAAGACTCGGTTTTGCTCGAAGAAGTGCAATAAGGTCGAAGAAAGGAAAATAGATAAGATACTTGGTAGAAAAAAGCCAGCCAAGAAGAAGGATAGGAAGGTCTTCCAACCCAAACCTTGCGTGGAATGCGATGAGCTGTTTGTGCCCAAAAACGATGGGAACGTCTATTGCTCTCGAAAGTGCCATCTTAGGGCTACAAGGAGGAAGACAAGGCTTCGCAATAAAGGCAAACCAGAGCCAATTCATCAGCGCGTCAAGGATCGCTTATCAGGTCGTCTTCGTGAGCTGTTGCGTCGCAAGGGCCTCCAGAAACAGAACGCCATCAATAGCTACACAGGATGCAGCCCAAAGGAGATGGTGAGGCATATCGAGAGCCAATTCACCGATGGAATGAACTGGGACAACTACGGCGTGTTTGGATGGCATTTAGACCACATCATCCCGTGCTCTAGGTTCGACCTGTCCAAGGAGGAACATTGCAGCGTATGCTTCAACTGGCGCAACATACGGCCCCTGTGGGGAGAGAAGAATTACATGAGGCAGGATATGCTCAGTTTGGACGAGGCCTTACAGCTTGATCCTGAGTTGGTGAGGATGGCGAATGAAGCAGGTGTTAGGCTTTGGTAATTCAGTAAACAATTCTCAGGGAGGAAGTTTTGGTGAGCCCTAGATACCGCATGAAACGGGTGGCCAGACCTCGCTCCCCGCCGTGGTCCCGCCCGGTGGCCCCCCCCTGCCCCATGCCCTGCCAGTGCCCGCCTCCTGCCCTTCTAGCTCCATGATCTACCACCAGCACCGTCTCACATTTGCCACTCAAAATTGATAGCTGTAAACAATAGAACTAACAGGTACAGAAACCGCCCATTTTGGGGACAAAATCACTCTTCATTCTCAATATCGAGAGCCTCGCTCTCAAAATTAGGAAACTCAAACGCGGAGAACTGCGCTTGACCGTCTGTGAGCACGTTCACCTGAACAGCCGCTTGAGCTTGTGGGCCGATTTTGCTCACGATGTCGGCAATGGCCTTGATGTCTGACCACTGCTTAACCTGCGGAAGGTTCTCATCTGCTTTCTTTAGGCCTTTAGAGGCGATTTGAAGCAGGAGAAGCTCATTCTGGAGCTTTCCCCCTTGAATGGCCTCCTGAATCGTAGAAGCGGCTTTCTGCGCCAATTCTTCACTTTCCGGCCCCTTTGTTAGACTTGCGTTAGATTTCGCCTCATGTGTAGCGATTAGCTCCCTATTCTGAGCCATTGCTGCCTTCCACATCGGATCAGTAAATCGACGCTGGCGGATAGTTGTCTCAAGAACGCCAAACGTAGCGGAAAGCTCTTTGTCGGACACTCCGCGCAAGTTGGCGGTTTTCACTGCTTCCCACTCTTGAGGGCTTAGAACTGCTTCAGGCATATACCGCCATCCTTACGCCAACCCGCTCAAAAACAAATCGAAACTTTCGCTTGCATCAATGTAGCAATATGCAACACTACCTCACGCCAAAGAAGGCGCTCCATATATGAAATACTCACTCAGCAACGCCACTCTATCTCATTCCGTCTCTCAGCTTGTCGAAAAGCAAAAACTTGATGAAGCCTATAAACTGCTTCCAGAGGCCAACGCCATTCCAACTTGCATCCACCGCCTTCAAAAAACCTTTTCTGCTATCGAGAAGCACTATGCCGAGCTACACAGCCTACTCGGTGAGGTTCGCGAAGAACTTGAGCAAGATTGGAGCACCGATGAAGTGCGCTCTTTCCTCGCGGGAGCTTGGCGGGGCATGAGCAAGGCGGTAGATAACCAGGCATATAAGGCGCTTGAAGCGATTCACCTTTAATCCACCCCTCATGGGGGCCGCGCATCCTACACGCGGAAAACTCAAACGCTCCACCCCTCCAACCTCGCCAAAAATGACACGCCGCGAACGTTCCGACCTCCTTTCCGCCGCCTACCACGCCGCCCGCACTCTCGCCGCTTGGCTCATTCTCGCCGCTCTCTTCACCCTGCTCTGCTTTGTCCCTTAACCACGCCCACAACATGAAAACTAAGCCAAAATCCTTTCCTCTCTCTGAAATCTCAGCCAGAAAACTTTCCCGCGTCTTAATGTCTAAGCTCGGACAGCCGGAGGGCGGGAGTCCTAATTGCGATTTTTGGGGCACTGAATGGCAGTTAACATGGAGATACCGGAAAGACGATGGCACAACATGGGCGCGCATGGGTTACGGCCCTACACGTAAAATGGTAACTCTTTCAGAGCGCACGGAAAAGACCGGCAAGAAAACCTTCCGAATCTGGATTCATCTTTGCGCCGTATGACTCCCGCACGAGAGCAACAACACACACAATCCACCCTCTCCCGCATCTTTGACCTCTGCAACGCCAACCGCGCCGCCCTGCTCAAAGCCCGCGAAGACGCCAAACTTTCCCGCTCCCGTCTCTGGTATAGGGACGGCGAAACGGAAAACGAAAAACACAAAACACGCTAAACACATGAAACGCCCAAACATCACCCCCGGCCCTTGGAAACTTGGCCTTAGATCATCCGAACGCTTCATTTTTGGGGCTTTGGGTGCTGAGGTATGCAACCCCAACGGCTTTTTCAACGAGGAGGCCGAAAACCTCGCTAACGCCCGCGCAATCGCCGCGCTCCCTGCCTTGCTGGAGGCTTTGGAGAAGTGTCACGCCTTTTTCCGTGAGATGCAGACGGGCGGATATTGCATCGACTGCGATCATGAAGCCGATAACACCCGCTCCGCCCTCTCTCTCGCCGGTTACGAATTTTAACCCCTCGCCCACTGAAAACGCATGAAAACACACATTCGCCAACGCCTAGCCGCTAAACGCGCAGGTAAATACGTCTCGCCCTTCAAAACTGCCGACTATTCCTCACGATGGGGCGGCACTCCCTTCCCTATCGGCGAAAATGTCGGCTCCCGTTCCACCTTCGGACGCTGGCACGAATCCCCGGAAACGCCTTTCCGCTTCATCGGCCTTGCTCACAAAATCGCGAATCTACGGCACACGGGATGGTTCACCCGTCACGATGAATTAGACGAAACTGCGCGCGGCGTTGTTTACCTGCTCCCGCATGGCCGTTTCATCGCTGCAATTGCTGATCCATTCCAGACAGACGAGGAAGGGCGCGGCCCCTGCATCGTAGAAGTGACTGGCAACGGCTCCCCATGCCTCTACGAATCACAGGAAGAGGCCGCGCGCGCTGCTGATGGATTCGCAGAATGCTACGCAGAAGGCTCCCGCGAGGATGACCGCGCGGAAAGCGAACGCCAAGCCAAGGAGCAAGCCATCGAAGACGCCAAAGCCGCGCTAGACGCTGCCCGCGAAGAAGCCCGCGAACTGCTGGCGGAAATACGCGCCAGCAAACTTTCGCCCGGACTCTGCGAACGCATGAAGCGAGAGTTTCACAATCTCCGCCGCGACATGCGCGAGGCCTTCCAAACGATTCACGCCTGATCCTTTCACCCCTAACACCACGCCACCCATGCCCACCCTCAAAACATATAAACACGCGCATACATTAACCCTGCCCAGTTACCCCGGTTATCGCCCGCCACTAGGCGAACAAAAACGCCACGCGCTCCGCTGCATCCTCGCACTGGTTGCGGTTGCGGTTATCATCGTCATTCTGTAAATCTCAATCCTCACTAAAACACGCTATATGAAATACATCAAAACCAAAGAAGGCCAGATTTACCGCGTCCACAACCCCGAAACTTGGGACGGCTCCACCGTTCTATCTGACAAGGCTGGCAAAGCTGCCCACCGCGAACAACAAAAGGCCAAGCTGCGCGATTGGATCAAACCCGGCGCGACGGTTTACACCGTTCTAAAGCACGTTTCTAAATCCGGTATGTCTCGCCGCATCAAGCCGCTAATCATCCACCCTGACGGCGAAATTATGAACATTTCCGGCATCGTTTCGGACGTTCTCGAATGGCGCTGGCATGATGACGGCTCCGTGATTGTCGGAGGCTGCGGAATGGATATGGGCTTTCACCTTGTCTATTGCCTTTCCTCCACCCTTTTCCGCGATCAAGGCGACGGCTACGCACTCAAACACCGCTGGCTCTGATATGAACTCCACCTATTTCACCGGCAGACCTACCGGGAGCCATCCACCGCCCAAAACGTGCAATTGCGACTTGTCGCCTTGTAGGCATGATTTCGAGCGAGTTGGTCCGACTCTCGGAGATTGGCCCGCCTTCACCGTTCCGAACGCATCCGGGAAAATGGTTAAAGTGAAAGCCTGCAATGAGGCCGGGGCGCGTTTTGTAGCCCTCAACCATTGCGCCCACAATCGCGCATAGTCGAAACCGGCCCCGCGCCGGTCTGGTAGGCTGCTCCCCTGCCACTGATGAGACAGAGCCCCACCTAAACACAAAACACACCGCTAAACGTATATGATACACGCTGAAATGTTCAATAACCCTTCCGGCTACGTCGCCGCGAATAACGTCATAGGCTTGTCTCTGGACAAGCTCCCCAACGGTCAAGCGCAGGCTTGCGAAGTCCGCAAAGACGAAGCCGGAGAACTCCGCGTTCCTCTCGGCTCTATGAGCACGACGGACTTTTACACCCTCGCCGCTCGCCTGAAGGTGGAAATTCTCCCCTCTCGCTTCGCCTCCGCGCAAGAACTCGCCGCGCATCGGCAGCAAATTCGCCGCAATGAGGAGCGGGCCGCGCTTGCCGATGAAATCCGCGCCAGCCGCAAGGATGGAAGGGGGGAGGGTTGAGTTATGAAAACCATACAAATTGAGGCTGGAAAAATGGATAACAACGCGCTCTTGCGAGCCGCTGGCGTTCGCCGCATCCATGCGGGATGGTTTACGGTATTTTATCGTGGCATCGCCTTGGATCAAAGCACGATTTGCCACGCACAACGGAACCGGAAAGGAGCGATCAACCCATGAAAGCTCCAAACATCACACCGGGGCCTTGGACGCCAGAATTGCCCACCGCAGGATTTTATGACCCTATCGCGCCGGATGGCAGCCGCGTCTGCTTCATACCGTCCCGCAGCAACCCCGGCAAAAATACGGAAGCAAACGCCCGCCTAATCGCCGCCGCTCCACAACTGGCGGCGGCTTTGGAGGCTATTTTGTCGCCCTCAAATACTCACTACCGAAAAGGGAGCCACCCCGCCGCAATCGTGAACTTGGAGGTAATAGAAAAGGCCAAAACCGCCCTCCTAGCCGCAGGCTACACCGAATAACCCCTCCACCCCTCGCCGCTCCCTTTCGCCGGGGGGCGGCTTCTTTCTCCCCATGTTTAGCCGCCCTCGCTCCGTCGCCCGTTTCCTCGTCACTTACACCATCGGCCCGCGCTCCTACTCGATAACTCTCCCCGGCCAGTCTTCCGCCGCTATCCGTCAAGGATGGAACGACTGGCACCGAGGCGCGACGTTGCTATCCGTCGTCGAATGCGACGTTCACGGCCTGCCGGTTTAGGAGACGCAAAATTAGGAGCCGCAAAAAAACTTGAACTCCTCGCTGAATTAACGTAAGGTTACTCATGCGCTTCACCCGATACGGCGAACCTTCCGACAAGGAAATTGACGCCTTGAAACAGCCTCCATCTTGCGAGCAATGCGGAGAACCCGTTCAAGAATACGGCGAACTTTGCGAAGCCTGCGAAGATCAAAACGAGGCAGAACGTTTGGCCGACATTCTCCAAGACGACCTTAAATACCCTGACGATTGATATGAAACACCTACTCAAACCCCAACCCTATGAGCCGCAAAACCTCGTAGCAGGCGACCGCATCCGTCATCCCCTGCGAGGCGAAGGCCAAGTGATCGCCGTCAACAAACCCTACGTCCGACTTTCGTTTGGCGAGACTTGGGGAGTGCTGCCAGAAAACACCGTGAGGAAAATCGTATGAAACCAGAACTGCAAAAAATCGCCATCGCTAAAGCATGCGGATGGAAACACGATACTCGCGATCTGCGCATAGCCGGAATACCAATCGAGGACTCGTTTCCTTGGATTAGTCCAGATGGAGAACGGGCTTATCCGCAGCAAATTCCCGACTACCTCAACAGTCTCGATGCCATGCACGATGCGGAGAAAATCAAAGAAATGCAATTCAATAGCGAATACTCATATTGGATTGCTCATATTGCGGTGCGGGATCGTGGCTTAAATGAAGATTCAACAGAACTAGCAGATGGTTATCAAATGGCTATTACATCGACCGCTGCCCAACGCTGCGAAGCCTTCCTCCGCACGCTAAATCTCTGGCAATCATGATCCTTCGCCCCGCCATCCAAATCGACGCCGCTACTCGATACTGCATCGAGCACGGAGTCGAGTTCAAGGGCCGCGTTGTCCTCCTCGATTCCTCCCTGCTGCGCCGGTTAAAGCTACCGGGCACCTTCAAGCCTCGTAAACGTAAAGTAAAACGCCTCGCACTAACTGAAACTAGACAAACAAACCAATAATATGAAACGCTACTTCGACCTCACAGAATCCGAAAAACTCGCCCTTTCCAGCGAGCAGATGACAGACGCGGTTAAAATTGAAGCCATCCACCGTGGCATCAAAACGCCGCTCTCGCTCGACAACATCGTTGAAAACATCGGCTGCTCCGGTTTCAACCTGCCCGCTGACTGCAAAACATTCTACGAGATTTGCACGCCAAAACAATACGGCGGAGTTGAGCGCAGCGGCATCTGCTTCGTTACTCCCGACGAGGCTCGCAACGCTCTGAAAAACGCCCTTTTTGTTGAGGAGGAAGGCTATCCGGTAAGGCGAGCAAAAATCATCAACGGCGAGTTCTCGGTCATGGAGCGATATGTGTCCGCTTTCCCGCTGACCAACTTTGCCACAAAGCTCAAGGAATACGAAGATGACACGCCTTGCGAGGATTTCACCAAGCTCTGCGAAGAGTGCCGAGACGACCTTGGAATCATTCGCCAGCGCATCTATGACACCGAAGTTCGCGCTCGAAAGAAAGCTGAATATCTTCGACTCGCCCAAGGCAACGAGGAGATTGCCAAGGCATTCTGGTCAAAAGCCGAGTCTGGAAACTGGCCTGAGTAATCTATATTCGACCCCCCTTCCTAATGCCGCACCTCCTAGCCAGCCAATACCTCGACACCATCCTCGCACACCATGTATCACTCTTCCCCTTACGCGACCGCCTAGCCGTAGAAAACGGTGCCATGCAGGCTATCATCACCTCATGGGCGGCGGTGCATCCAGAATGCCTGAGTCAACTCGAACAACAAGCGAAGCTATGACCGATTTAGAAGCTCTCCTAATTCCCTTCTTTGCAGGTGCCACGTTCATTCTGGCATTCGTCGTCCCGGCCTTCATCGGCTTTAACCGCAACTGGAACGTGCGCCTGCTTAACGAGAAAGCGCAGGAGTTTGATCGCGGGTATGAGATGGGCCGGAAGTTGAACAATTTCATGCACGACATCAAAAAACCAAACTGGACACTTGATAACATGCCAGAATAAACGTAAGGTTACTCCGTGACCGACACACGCCGAGGTATTAGCGTTACCTAGTGAAGACTGTTCCCTCCAGTCTGGAATGTCGGAGAGGGCACCTTGATCTTTGACAACTGAAAGCAGAATCCAGCGGTAAGCGAAAACGGGGAATTGCGACCCGAAGCCTTGCAAGCGAAGTAGCGAGACGTAGCAAACCTCCCGCTGGATTCTGTTTTCCAAATGACTCGGCGCAAAGGTCCGCAAGAGACCAAACCGCGACACTAAAATCAGGAAGTAACTAGTTCTTGCCTGTTCAATGAGTGTAGGGAGCTTCTCCGGTGAAAGCCGAATGAGAGGCCCGGGTCGCCAATTTGCCTGCCGTAACTGTGCTGTTCTAGCCAATCCGTTAGCATTGGGAATCCCCGATGGCGAGAAGCGAAGCGCATCGAGCATAATTGCCCTTGTTGGCTACCGTGTATCCATAAGAAGGAACGGACGATGCGGCGGCAGGCAATTAATTTGAGCGCGTGGCGGAATTAGACGCAGGATGACGAAAGCCTAACGAAAGTGAAGCCTAGTCGCCAGATTGCAAAATATCGTGCAGGTATCCAATCCTGCCGCACTCAAAAGCAACCCGTCTGTTCACTCAGGCGGGTTGTTCTTTTTCTTATTGACAATATCCGCTTATTGTGAGACTGGTTACTCATAATGAAAAACAAAGCAGCCTCAGAGCTTGGAAAGCTGGCTAAGGGGAAGTCTAAAAACTTCTCTTTAAAAGAGCGTCAAAAACGACGCGCTCGAATGATCGAGTTGAACAAAAAACGTCGCCATGAAAAATCTGCATCTTAATTCAACTCTTACGAGTGATGGCTGCATGGAGTGGACAAAATACATAGCCCAAAACGGCTATGGTCAGGCATTTTTTAACGGTCGAGTGATGCCAGCACATAGGGCTGTTTACCAAGACTTTTTTCAAGTGGCCTTAACGAAGGAACAGCACGTTTGCCATAAATGCGACAATCGCAGGTGCGTAAATCCTGAGCATTTATTTGTTGGTTCGCAAAAAGATAACATGCAAGACTGCCTTAGAAAAGGAAGGCACGCCAGCATGACGAAGCCAAACTGCTACGCAAGAGGCAGTAGATGCGGTAGGAGCAAGTTGACCGACGAACAAGTTTCAGAAATCAGGAAGATGTTAGAGAGTGGAAAAACATGCTCTCACATTGCTCAGTTTTTCCCGATCACCCGATCCGGGATTAGTAAGATAAAGAACAACAAAGCGCGAAAGATATATGTCTAAACTAAAAGCAAAAGCACCGTCACAAGTCGAGCCAACCAAGCCCAAGGTTCTCATCTACGGCCCACCCGGCGTGGGAAAATCGTGGTTCTCATTGTCATTTAAAAAGGTCTTCTACATCGACAGTGAACAAGGCGTTTCTCGAACGCATTACATGGATCGACTAGCCAAGGGCGGCGGCGTAATCCTTGGTCCCGAAGATGGCTCCCTTGACCCTGAAACTATCATCAGCCAGCTCCAAGCCCTAGCGACTGAGAAGCATGGATATGAAACCCTAGTAATCGACTCGGCCACCAAAATTTTTAATACCATCATTGCGGCTGAGTCTGAACGACTCGGCGATAAAGACCAGTTCGGCGCTTCCAAGAAGCCGGGAATTGCCTTCATGCGCAGATTCATCAACTGGATTCATCGTCTGGATATGAACGTTATCATCATCACCCATGAAAAAGAAGAGTGGGGTCAAGACGCTAAAGGGAATCGAGTTGCTATTGGCTTCACCTTCGATTGCTTTGATAAGTTGGCATACGAGTTGGACCTCACCTTTCGAGTGGTTAAACAAGGAAGCTCACGCTATGGAGTCATCCGTAAATCACGCTTGCTTGGATTTCCAGAGAACGAAAGATTTCAACTCGATTATGAGACGTTCGCATCCATGTATGGCAAAGATGTCATCGAAAAATCTGTTACAACAATCACCCTTGCTACGCCCGAACAAGTGGCTGAAATCGTTCGTCTTTCCGACCTGCTCAAGATGAGCGAAGAAGAGAAGCAGAAGTGGCTTACAAAAGCCTCCGCTTCTGACTGGAGCGAACTCACCACTGAGCAGGCATCCAAAGCTATCGCCGCCCTCCTCGCCAAAATCACCCCCACCAAGTAAACCAAACACAAGCCATGCGCTTCACACCCAAAACACCAGAAGAACTCGAATTTGAAAACCTCCTTCCCAAGGGGGAATACGACTTCGAGGTCGTTAAAGCCGAAGATGCCGTTTCCAAAAAGAGCGGCAAGGAAATGATTAAAGTCAACCTGAAGGTCTTCCACGGCGAGGGCTTCCAGTTTGTCACCGACTACCTGATGGAGGCGATGGCATTCAAGCTGCGCCATTTCTTCGAGACTGTCGGCATGATTAACGCTTACGAGGCTGGCGCTATTGAGGCCGCAGACCTCGTTGGATGCGCTGGCAAGGTCAAGATCGACATTGAGCCTGCATCTGGCGACTATGCCGCCAAGAACGTCGTGAAGGACTACGGCTCTAAGGCTGCCAAGAAGGCAGAGAAAGACGCCGCCAAGCCATCCTTCATCAAGCAGGCGGAACAAGAAGACGAGGACGATGGCAGCTCTCCCATCCCGTTTTAGACCATCAACAACCGAGGGGCGCGACTCGACAACGCGCACAACTCAGCTTACAGTTGCTTATATGACATCCGATCAAATCGACACCATCAATACAATCGCATCCGACGCCTACGAGAACGCTGCTATCAAAGGCTTTCACGACGGCGATATGGACAAGTCTGACGTGGAACTTATGGCTGCATGGACAGCCAACCTCCACGGCGAAATCTCCGAGCTTTGGGAGGCTGCACGCAAAGGCATGCTCAACATGCCATGTGACAAAGACATCCCGCTCACCTGCGCAGAGGAAGAGTTCGCTGACATCGTTATCCGCGCCTTCGACTCCGCTCGCGCATTCGACATCGACCTTGGACGCGCCATTCACATGAAAATGCAATACAACGCCAGCCGTCCGCACATGCACGGTAAACTCGCCTGAATATGCCCATCTCCGAACTAATCACCCAACTCGAAGCCATCAAAGCCACGCAAGGCGACGTTCCCGTAGAGGTCAAAATCCAGTTCCTCGGCTCGCATGCCTGTGGCGCTGTGATCGACCTCAAGTATCGCTCGACCGGCATCGGTAAGCCCTTTGTTCAAATCATCGCACAAGAGAAGGCATGAAACTAACCATCGGAATAGACCCCGGCGCATCGGGAGGCATCGCATTCATTCCCGACAATAATTCGGCAAAGGCTTGGGCTGTAAAAATGCCTGAAACTTTGGCGGATTTGTGGGACTTGCTTGTTGAACAAGTTAGCGAAGACCCCGACCACAGAATGCTTCACGCTTGCCTCGAAAAGGTCCACTCCATGCCCGGTCAAGGCGTGGCTTCCTCTTTCAAGTTCGGACAAGGCTTCGGTCATCTCGAAATGGCCCTCACTGCCGCCCGAATCCCATTCACCTACGTCACCCCTCAGAAGTGGCAGAAGGAGCTTGGATGCCTGACTGGTGGCGATAAAAACGTGAGCAAAAGCCGCGCTCAGCAGCTTTTCCCGCACATCAAATGCACGCACGCCATATCAGATGCTTTGCTGATCGCTGAATACTGCCGGAGGACTATCAAGTGAACTCTATTGTTTGTGAAACAGATTGGCTTCGAGATGTCATCAAAGGCGTTATCGCATTTCGCAAATGCCCCCACTGCGACGGCGATGGCAAAGAAATTCAGTGCTATGATGCGGATGGAAATCCTTGCTTTCCAGATCATAAAGAAGCCACAAGGCATACATGCGAAGTTTGTGATGGTTTGGCATTTATTGAAATCCCGTCTTAATCACATGCCCAACACCAAAGCCTCGCCAGCCCATCGCCTAGCGCATCGTCTCACCTCTACGTTGTCTGCAACCCGCGTGGACAAGGAGGAAGTGACGAAAATCCTCATCGACCTGCTGGCCCATCAAATCTCAAGCTACCACCCTATCCACCGCATCGCTATTTGGGATGCCGCCGTTGACGAACTGGATGATATGGTGGAGGTTTTCTCGAACGAAGGAGATAAACAATATGAACGAAACTGAAATACCTACACCGAGGACAGATGCCTTCTTCAAAAGAAGGATTGAGCTATATCATCATGGACTTGAGCCACAAGACACGATGCGAGATGCAGACTTCGCCCGCCAACTCGAACGCGAGAATGCGGCGATGCGATGGTTGATTCAGGAGTCTGCGTTGGTAATCGACCAGCTCTCTATGGCTTGTTCGGGCGGAATGCAGCCAGCCAATGCGAAGATTATGGCGATTAAAGAAGGAAGCAAGCTGCTCACCAAACTCAAACCCTACCTCCCATGAACGAACCACCCCAAACGCCCCCGAAACCTTTACTTGAATCCACCAACAAATACGTCGCTGTCGGCGTTGGCTGCTACGCCGTGTTTGTCAGCCTGATTTTTCTGGTCGGCCTTATCGCGTGCATGCTTTATGTGCTTAGTTTGATTGCTGGGTAGTCATGACCAACGAGGCTCAATATCATGCCCTACATTCTTTCCGACGCTCCATCCATCGTCCGTTGCCTCGTCCGCAAGGAGTTCACGCAGAATCACACCAGCGGGAAGGGCAGATACCTGAAAGCCCACATCCTCGGCATCCGCTGTCAGGAAGCAGCGAGCCTGCAATTCCAAGTCCGGTTCGACGATCCTGAGTGCGCGGGTGCCATGTTTTGCCTGCCGATCCAAGCCTTGTGCTGGAAACCATGCGAGCTACCAGACGTGGAACTGATTCAGCCGTGGGACACTTTCTCATCGACCTTTACCGTGCATGAGTTTGGCCTGTGGAAACGCGGCAATGCTCAACTGTTGAACGTGCGTGGCATTGAAGGATACCCGGCAAGGCTGGCTTCTCGCTACTTGTTCACGATTGATTTCGAGGGGAATGCCCTAGCAAACGATTTTGAACAGCATAAACAGCTCCACGTCCTTCAGGTTGAGCATGGATGGTTTGCCGCAGTGCCGAACAACCGCGTTTTGAGCGTGGATGCCGCGTTTGCCAAGTCATGCGAAGAACTGCCCCGCTTCGAGTCCCTTGAGCACCTCTACACGGCTGAATGCCAGATTGGCGAGCCTGAGTGATTTGACAGCGTTTTGCGCTGTGGTATAGACGAGGAAAGCCGCGTGGAAACGGCTCAACGAGCAATGAAAACCCTAAAGATTAAATCCTGCCCACCTGTCAAGGACGCCGCGCTCGTCGGTTTTCCACCCTTGGCTGTGTGGGCAGGGCCTTTTTAGAGTTATGAACAAATGGTATGCGAACTTACTGTTAGATAACCGCTGGCTGGCGAAGCGTCGAGAACAGCTATCTATTGACGGCAACAAGTGCCTTTCATGTGGAAGGCGCTATCCAGAAGTAACCCTGTGCGTCCATCACACCGGGTATGTTCCGGGATGGTTGCCGTGGGATTACCCGTCGTGTTTACTCCAGACCCTATGCCTCGATTGTCACAATAGGCAGCACGAAGGCAAGAGGCCGATTTACGCAATCTGTCACCTTTGCAAGACCCTCAAACCAGAAGAAGAAATCAACGGTAGAGACGAAAAGCACGAATGGATTTGCGAAACCTGCATACGAAAAGAAAACAAGGAGGACCAACCGTGAAACGCTTCACAGAAACTTCAAAATGGGAAGAGGTTTGGTTTCGCAAACTATCTCCAAACGCTAAACTTCTCTGGTATTGGCTTCATGACAAATGTGATGCCGCTGGAGTAATTGAGCCTGACTGGGATTTAGCCTCCTTCCAGATTGGATTGAAGGTGTCCGATGTAACGCTTAATGAGTTTCATGGGCGCGTAGAATCCGTCAATGGTAAGCTGTGGATCGTCAACTTTGTGGCCGAGCAATATGGTGTTTTGTCCTCAGATTGCAGGCCTCACAAGAATGTTTTGAACCTGATTGATCGTCACGGACTCGATTTGGAAAGGGTAACGAAAGGGTTTGTTAAGGGTATTAATACCCTCCAAGAACAAGACAAAGACAAAGACAAAGACAAAGACAAAGAACAAGACAAGGAAACAGCAAAGCCTTCCAAAAACCTTTCCCGTGCCACTCGCGAAGAAATCGACCAGTTCTGCCGAGACAATGGCTTAACCCCAAGGGACGCTGAAGCCTTGTGGTCAAAGTGGGAAGGTAACGGCTGGATGAACGGCAAGCAGAAGATCAAAAACTGGCAGATGACAATCCGCTCTTGGAAAGCTCAGGGCTACATGCCATCCCAAAAGAATCCACAACCCGGCGACCTTTGGCCCCTGCCTGAACCGGAAGGTGAGCAGACCCATGAGCCGACTCCTTGGGAAAGTCAAGGCGGCTGAAAGTGTCGAGCCTCCACCCTCCGAAGAACCGACCGACCTCGAACCCTTGGCCGAAGGAGAACTGTTCTGATGGTCACGCTGTCTGAAATCTCCACGCGCCTATCCGGCAACCCGCTCAAGGTGGCTCAAATGCTGCTCCCGGCAGGCAAGCTGGAACACGGGCGCGAATGGGTCTGTGGCGACGTTACCGGCAAACCCGGCGACAGCCTCAAAGTCACCATCACGGGCACCTATGCCGGTCAATGGCGCGATTGGTCAACGGACTCGGATCGTGGCGACCTCATCGACCTGTGGCGTCTGTGCAAGAACGTAACGGCAGCGGAGGCCATCAAACAGATCAAGGAATACCTTGGCATCGTCGAGGCGGTGCGGATGGAGAAGACCAAGACCTACAAGGCACCACCGGAAATCAATGCTGCCGAACCAGCACCCAACGGCCAAGTCATCCTGTTTCTCAGAAATGAGAGAAAACTGACCGAAAAGACGATTGCCGCGTATTCCGTGCTAGGATGCCCTCAGAAGAAGGCGATAGTGTTTCCAAGCTATTCACCCTCGGGCACCCTCCTGAACCGTTCTTACCGCACTCTAGGGGCAAATAAACGGGTCTGGCAGGATGCCGAGTGCGCGCCATCACTTTTTGGCTGGCAATCGCTCAC